CGCGGATATATGGCTACTATTGATTCAAGGTTTGGTGTCCATTTAAAGCCGGGTGTATGGAGAAAGATTGCTCGTAACGGTGGAAGTGCTGCCGCTAATAGAGCAGCAATGTAATTATGACAGACTCAGCTAATAGTCTAATTGGGAAATGCCCTATCTGCTCCGCTCCAAGCGGGGCGGATGCGGCAGATATATCAGATGCTTATGTAACTGAAACTCTGGTGGATAGTGATGAACTGATGCCTTTATTATGGTCAGAGCATTATCAGAACCACGTTTGTCGTTCATGCTTAGAGTTAGGGAAAGATGAGGATTTTGATGATCTCCGAAATGATGAAGATGTTCTTGGAGAACAGGAGCGTCAAAAGATGGGTTTTGTTAAGAATTACACAACTAATTAGGAGGAACGGAAATGGTAACGAAACGAGAGACAGCGTTGACAAACTTTATAAAGAAAATTAAAGAGTGTAAATCGCTAAAAAAGTTAGATGATCTCGCAGAGGCAATCGACAAAGTTTATAAAAAAGAAGGTGGATTAGTTCCTGATGAGTTACTTGCTATTGGTGAAGCTAAGGCAAAAGAGCTTGAAAAGAAAATTGCTAAGCCAAAAGTTAATTCTGCTGATCCTTCAGAGTGGCGAGTTGTCACTATGGAAGAGAAGGACAAAGCCGAGGCTGATGGCAAACTTGCTGGTTGGAATCAGAGGACTATGGAAGCATTAATTAATAAATAAGGAGGATTTGATGCGAAGATTCAAAGGATTAGGATTGATTATCGCTTTAGTGATGTTATTCATTCTTCCTGTTTTTGCGTCGACTATTCAGTCAACGCTAGGTGGACAGGATTCAAGTGGCAATTATCATTTTACAGTTGATTCAGATGGAGTTTTAGCTGGTGCTTCTGGTTCGGTAACGAATGTATCACGAGCATATGAAGCAATATCAGCGACGGAAGAAACTTTAGTTGTTGCCGATAATGGTAAAATTCTTGTTGCGACAGCTACTTCTACAACTACGTTTACACTTCCTACAGCAGTTGTTGGTATGGAGTTTACGATTGTAGCAGGAAAAGGTCAAACTATTAGCGTTGATCCAGCTTCAACAGCAGATACTATTGCGTATCTTACGTTAGATGCAGGAGATGAAATTGATAGTGCTGGTGTAACAGCTGATTCAGTTACGCTTAAATGTTATACAGCGAACACGTGGATTCCTGTAAATATGGGTTCATCGGCGTGGAGCGATGGCGGATCCAGTTAAGATGTCAATAATTAAGTTAATAGGCTTAGGGCTATGGGTATCTCCGTTTGTCTTTATGCCAAGCGGTACAAGAGGACCAAAGGAAATCTTTGTTCTTTCGATATGTATTGCTCTAGGTTTATTAGCTATTTATCGTGGAGAAATAAAAAGGTTCAGGAACACGTGGATTTTGTTTCTTATTGGATGGTTTGTAATTAATCTTATAATGGCTCCAAGATTTGATGTTATGTTGTTAGGTACAGATGCCTCAAACTTTTGGATATGGAAGCCGTTTATATTCTGTGTTGCTTATTTTTTAGCGATATTAGCTATTTCAAGCGCAAATATCACATCAAAAGATTGGGCTAAACTTCTAAAAATGTTTATTTATCCGGCATTGATTATGAGTATTTATGTTATTTTTCAATGGTTCGGTTACGATCAGATATTTGGAGTTAAAGAAGTAGCTATTATTGGTAGAGTAACTAATCCTCATATTGCAGGGACAATGGGACAGCCAACGATTGTTGCTCCGTTTATTGCAATGTGTGTGCCGTTTGCTATTTATGGAAGGAAATATGTAATTACATTAATAATGATTGTTGCGGTAATTATGACAAAGAGCATGGTAGCTATTGGCGCATTGAGTTTAGCTATCATTATATTGTTAAGTTTTTTAAGAATGAGAAAGATGGGGTTTATCGGGGTAATCATATTAGGGCTTATGCTTGGATGTATGATGGTTCCGCAAACAAGAAACATTATTATTAATAAGGTAATAGGGGAATCGAGTGGGCGATTTAAAGAATGGCCGAGAATAATTAAGGACAATAATAGTCCAGTATTAGGAGGAAAGAAAACATATCCGTTTACTGGATTTGGTGCGGGATCGTTTAAATATGTATATGCTTCAAGAATGATGAAAGGTTCTACTCCGTGGAAACAAGCTCACAATGAGTACATAGAGATTTTATACAACTTCGGAATTTTCGGATTGTTTTTATTTTTAGCATCTATATTCTATTTTGTGAAACGTGCAATTCCAAAAGCGTTAGCATTTGGGGGAGATAGAATCATAGCAATCTTATGTAGTTTATTATGTATTTCGATATGTGCAGGAGGTACTTTTGTATGGCAAATAGGAACTACGGCTTTTTATACAGTTGTTCTCGTCGGGTTTTTGCATAATACAGATTTTTTAAAAGGAGATAATAATGGATGAAATAAAAAAAGAAATAGAAATATTGAAAGAGGAGGCAATAGCTTTAAAGCAACAGCATGACAGAGAGTATAAAGAGTACGGAGTTAAAATTACATCTTTTTCTTGTCAGGTTAAGTCGTTGAAAGAAGAAGTAAAAAGTCTTGAAGAGTATTTAGCTGGTAAGGTTGTTGCAGAAAAGAAAAAGGTTAAAGAGGCTGAAGATAAACAGATTAAACAGTTAAACAAAGCTGATGAATTAGTTAATGAATCTTTAATAAAACGTCAAGATGCTGAAAAGGTTCTTGAGGATGCTAAAGAAAATAAGGATATATATGAGAAAGGCATTAACAAGAGGCTTGATGATGTAAAGAATAGAGAAGAAGCCGTTATTATTCGTTCAGAAAAGGTTTCGCAGAAAGAATCCGGAGCGAATGTTAAATTAGCTGAATTAGATGCGCGGGAAAAGCAACAGGATCTTCGATCAACACAACTTCATCAAGAATCACACGATGGAGTTAAAAAACTTAAAGAAATTATTATAAAAGAAAAAATAGTTAAAAAAAATCTTGAGGCGATTGAAGCAAAACTATTAGAGGCGCAGAAATTGGTTAGAGAAAACAATCTTATCTTAGAGAAAAAGGAAAAGATGCTCAAGGAAATAGGAGAAAAGCAATATATTATAAGCAGGAAGGAAGAGGTTATTGCTGATAAAGAAAGGAAATTAGAGGTTGAGCAAGGGAAATTGAAAATAGCATCTTCTCAAGTAAAATCTACAATTATTAAACTTGATGCTAGAAGAGAAAATCTTAATACAATGTATAAGAAGTTTAAAGAAGGAGGCAATTAATGTTAAAAGAAGGAGTTGAAACATTAGCAAATGCTGATGGAACACTATCACTTGATTGTGGTGGTTCGGATAATGAAGCAAGTAGGATATTTGAGTTAAGTACAGTTCGTAAGATTGGTTTTGATTTGTTAGCTGTTTCTGAAGGTGTTGTTGATATTCTTGTTGAGTTAGAAGTATCAAACACACTAACAGCGACGGAGTTTGCCGAGCAAACATCATATTCTGACTTGGTTAATCTTGTGAATACAACAAGGTATCGTAAAACAGTTGTTGATGCAAGTATACCGGGGTTTAAATATGGACGCATTAAAGCTACTGGACAGGGTACTAATGCGGCAGGGAACACTTTAACAGGGACGATAAATCTTATCCGCGAAGAGGAGTAAAACATGACTTTAGGCGAATTTAGAACAATTATTCGCGTATTGGTTCCTTCTGCCAATAAAGGTGCTGTCAGTGATACGACTATGGATTTACTTATAAATAGTGGTGTTCGATTAGTCAATACAATGGCAAAAGCCTATCGCGGAGAAGAGTATTTTAATGTTGAAGATGAGACAAATAGTTATAATTTGAGGGATATTAATTCAGATTTCACATTAATTGGTAAAGGTGGATTATGGATGAATAAGGGAACAACCGCATCACCTCAATGGAAAAAGTTAGATGCAGTTGATCGGGCTTATTTAGACCGGAAGTTTCCTAATTGGATGGATCAAGATTCAGGTGTTCCTCTGTATTATATCGTAGAAGCAGGTAAAATCATTGTTCATCCATCACCAAACGCTGATTTAACTGATGGGTTTTGGATGCCTGATTTTGTTGTTAAACCAACGAAAATGACAGCAAATACACATTATCCATTTACAGGAACAACGGAAGAAATAAGTGATTTAGAGCCGTTAGATGATGTAATTGTTGATTATGTACGTTGGCATCTAAAACACGCTGTAGGTAGGGAACAGAGTGGACTTGTAACAAGAAAAGAGTTTGAGATAGAATTAAGGCGTAAAATAAAAACAATCAATCGTAGACCTGATATTTCGTCAAATTGGCGTGCTTTACGAATGAAAGGTAGAAAAGGGTAATATGATAAAGAAAATTATAAGTTTTCTATTCATTTTTATGTGTATTTCGAGTGTTTCTTTTGCTCAATGGGATTCTGTGCATGAAATAAACGACTTTTCAAAATTGTTAAGTAGTCATGTGAACCCTTATTTGATTAAAGAAGGCGCATCGCTTGAAGCTAATAATCTTCGTGCGAATGATACATATGGAGCATTATCTAAGCGTTCTGCTATGCTTTCATACGGAACTGTAGGAAGTTATGCTGTTACAGGGCTTCACAGGTATTATAAATCTGCTGGAGATAAGCACCTTATTGTATCAGGAAGCACTTATTTGAAGGGTGCTAAAAATGATTCAAGCACGTTTATTATACTTCGTGATGAGCTTACAGATGGGAGCCGATGGCAATTTGTTACGTTCAAGAATAAGGCTATTGGAGTAAATGGCGCAGATAACCCGCAAAAGTATGATGGTAAGGTTTTAATTACAGATAATACGGATGGAGCGAGAACAACAAGTATTTTAACTGCTGATCTTGGCGCTCCTTATGCGGAACTTAATACAGGGGCAAATTTAGACGCTTCACGTTGGTATCAATATAAAATGGGATATTATGACGGTTCTACTTATTATTACAGTACAGCAAGGTCAAATCCTATTTTAACAGGGGCAACCGTACGAGATATATCACTCACGGACATTCCTTTGGGTCCTAGTGGCACGACAGCGAGATATGTGTACCGAACGCTTGGAAACACGACTAGAGCCAATGCAGAGGCAGATACAGCGTTTTGGCTTGTCTCAACGATAGCAGACAATACAACGACAACACTTAATGACACTATGACTGATGATACGGCTGATAACGGCGCTACGCCACTTTTGGCGACAGTTGTAGCAGGGTCGAATTTAACTCCTCCAATATCTAAATTTATAATGATTCATAAGAAAAGGTTATGGATGGCACATAATCCAACTAATGAATCTGATGTTTACTGGTCTTATGCTTTTAAGCCGGATATATTTGATGCTGCTGATTATGAAGAATTTAGACCTGATGATGGGGATGAGATAACTTTCATCAAAAATCAGCTTGGCGTGGTTGTTATTGGTAAGACAAATAGCATTATAAAATTTAGCACAATAAGCAGTAGCGATACATTATGGTCAATTCATGGACCATATTCATTTGTAGGGTGTCAAGCGCCATATTCTGCCGTTAATTCTCCGGTAGGTATCATATATTTGTCAAAAAATGGGCTTTATGCGTTCAATGGTCAATCTTCTTCTCTTATTTCTGATGCTGTAACGTCTGAATTAAGAGACGTTTTATGGACAAATCGTAATAATGTTGCAGGTGTATTTCATCAAAACGAATATCAGATGGCTTATACTTCGGTTGAATCAGGGGAAGCAGTAAATAATAAGGTCATTGTATTTGATATTCAGAGGGATGCGTATTCGATTGATGATAAAAGTGTCAATGTATTTGAGGTTTTAGATTCAGGTTCAGATGAAGGAACGCTTTATTCAGGGACAAGTGATACAGATGGATATGTTCATGCTCATACATTTGCGACTAGCGAGCTTGTTTATAGGTCAAAGAGCGATTTAAAGACAGGAACAATGAGTTCTGTGGGCGTTTTAGGTACAGAGGTATCTCCTTCAATGGAATTATCTTGGGGGTTTGGGTGTGATGATGCGGCAGTTACAGGAAGAACAACGGATTCGGTATTGTTTGCAGGGGCAATAACTGATCGACCTTCTACTTCTGGTTGGTGGTGGGGACCTATTGTTCAGATAAATGCTGATGTTTTGGACAAATTATACTGGTCTGAATCTCTTGGTGGATTTGGGGATATTACGTTAGCGGTAAGGTTCGGGGCAAGCTCGGCGGCTGTATCGGCGGCTTCATGGTCAAGTGAATACACTAATCCGGCTGGTTCTGATATTTCAGGAATAACAGCTAATGATTGGGCGCAAATAAGGGCAACATATACATCAACGGATATTAATTACACTCCTACAATATGGAACGCTGAAAACTATGCAATTAGATTAGCATACAGCAAAGAAGGAGCTATTGCAGAAACGATTATTCCTACTGTTTGGAAAAAAGGGTGGATGAATTTCGGAAAACAGAAAAAGAAACGTATTAGTGAGATTGAGTTTTTCTATGAAGCGACAGAAGGAGATATTAACTTTACGCTTGAGAATTTAGCAGGAAACATATCAAAGACGTTCGAGATTGATTTTACTGTTGATCCTGATGATGATTTAGAAGATGGATATACAGGGAATAAAGCGTCAAAGTCTTATTTATGGAGAGCGCCAGTTGAAGAAGATACTCCAATAGGGGAGTTTTTTCAGTACACGCTTGAAGATGATGGAATAACGGCATGGAAAATATTTAAAATTAAAACAAGGTATTCTCTTGAAAATATTTATTAACATATTATTTGCTTTACTTATTGGTTGTGGTGTAAATACTCCTGTATTTGCAGAGGGCGAGGTGTGGCCAGATAACGCTTATCTTGAACATAGATTATTTGATATGGAAAAAAGGATTGTTGATATTGAGAGTTTATCAGCAGGACAAGATCATAAAGTATTAACTTCTGCAACAGATGATTCAGCTAGTTATCTTGATGATTTAGTTGATGGTACAACTTTGGTTGTTTCGGCAGATACTTTGGTTGTTAACTCAATTACAGCAGATAATATTGATGTAGATAATCTTTCGGCAATATCCGCTAATTTGGGAACAATAACGGCAGGAACAATAACCGGAGCAACGATTCAAACAGCAACAGGAAATCCTAAAGTCGTTATGGATGGCGATGGATTAACGGCGGCAGATGGGGATGGAAACTTTATTTTTGAGGTTGAGACAACTGGAACAGACGTTGGGGATATTACGATCGGCGATTATGAAGGAACTGGTGGAGCAAGATGGGATGATTCAGAGAACTTGTTCACTATCAATGGTGTTTTAAATGCTACAACTGGAACTATTGGTGGATTTACAATAGGTTCAACGTCATTATCGGCAGGAAGTGGTGGAACTGGTGTTGGTCTTGCTCCCGGAACGTATCCTTTCTATGCAGGTTCAGAAACACCGGGAACTGCTCCGTTCAGAGTATCTAATGCTGGTGCAATAACAGCTTCATCAGGAACAATAGGCGGAAGTGTTTTAGGAGATACATATATTAGGTCAAGTGATTTTGTTTCTGGTGCGTTAGGGGCAGGATGGCAGTTAGGAGCTAATCTTGCAGAATTTAACAACATACGGGCGCGCGGAAAGATTACGACAGCCGTATTTGCGCGAGACGTAATTTCTTCAATAGGAGGGAATTTCCTTGTTTCTGATTCTGATATTTTAGATGCTGATATGACAGCCGCAGATGCTTCAACAATGACGATTTTAGGAGATACGACTTTTGTTGCTAATGATATTTTAAGAATAAAAGATGGCACAGATGATGAATGGTTTACTGTTACAAATGCAGGGAGCGCTCCGGTTTACACAGTTACAAGGGATAGGGCAGGGGATTACACAGCAAATGCAAATCCTATTTGGAAAAAAGGAACGGCAGTTGTAAGTTATGGAGCAAGTGGAGAAGGTCTTATTTTTATGACAGCCTCAGAGGCAAATGCTCCGCATATTGATGTTTTAACTCATGCAGGATCGCCTTGGACAACAACAACGACAGAAATGCGTATGGGAAACTTAAACGGCTTTTTAGGGTATTCTACAGATAAATACGGAATAGCAATAGGAGAAACAGATAATTATTTGAAGTATGACGCTACAAATGGATTGAGTATAAAGGGAGTTGTTTCATTAGAAAGTGGTTCAACTGGTGCATCAGAGGCTACTGGATGGGCGGCAACCGAAGATTCTACTTTAATTGATGGTGGAAATATCTACACAGGAACTATAACAGCGCAGTCAATAGCAGTAGATAGCATCACAGGCGATCATATTAAGGCTAATACGATTGAGGCATCTTCTATCATTAGTATTCCTTTTGGTAAAATAACAGCAGGAACGCTTGAATCCGTTGAAATAATTTTGGGTGATGGCGGAGTTTTTAAGAGTGCGAATTATGTTGAAAGCACAACGGGATTTATGCTTAATGATACAGATGGTCTTGAAATTAATTCAGGTGCAGTTAATGCTGATGTTGTTTTAATTGAAGGTGCAAGATTAAGAGATCAGTTTGAAGTAACTGCTCATTCAATCATTGAGGATGAAGATTCGGGAGAATGGGACCAAGGAACAGATAGTGGAACAAAAAGTTCATCAGATGTATTAGAACTTTCTGATATAAATACGGCAGGAAATTTCACAAGTCAGATTTTAGATGCAGGAACTTCTCCTGAGTTTGGTACGATTCAATGGACAGAGACATATACGAATGTTGAGAATGAAGTAGGAACGGATGGCACTCCAACTAAATATATTGGTACTGGAAGTGCTACGAGTGCTACAAATATTAATGATAGTAATGATTCTACTAGCGTAAATTGGGGAGATGGAACGAATTATTGGGGCAATCATGCAATAGGAGAAATTGATTTAGGTTCAGCAAAATCTATAACAGGATGGCGAGTTGTTTGTGGTTCATCAGGCACTATTCCGGTTAAAGGATGGAAATTACAATATTCTGATAATGGTAGTCCGTCAGGAACATGGACAGATTTAACAAGTCAATATTATACGACTACGGCTTCTGATACAATTTCAGCATCTTCTCATAGATATTGGCGGTGGTATGGTGGTGTGAACGCAGAATATTATGATAATTGGTTTTTATCTTCTCTTGAATTATTTACAACAGAAGCAGTTGATCCAGACGTAACGCTTCAAGTAAGAACAGATGACGATTCAGATATGTCCTCTCCAACGGCGTATTCTTCTGCTTTGACAAATCCTTTTGGTTCAAATATTGATATTGATGATAATAGATATATTCAGTATAAGGCAACATGGACTACGACAGCTACGGCAAAAGATTATGTAACTATAGATGATATTAAGATAAATTTT